TGCTGGAGCTATGACGTTGCGGGTTGCAGTTAAACTACCTGTAATTGTTACCACTAATACAGCACTTCTTGATTGGTCTACAGAACCGTTATTGGCAGTAAGCGTTATATCTGCATCTGTTGGGAAGTTAACTGTTGGATAAGTACCTGATATATAAGGACCGCCTGAAACACCAGCAATAGCTTGTTCAAGTAATGTTCCTAAGTTGGTGTTTGTTGTTGTACCCCAAGTACCCGCTTGGTCTCCTGAGCCTATTAGCTCAAGTCTTAAATCCGTTGAATAGGTAGATGCCATTATTTATCCTTACGGGTAGTTGTTATACACAGGAACCCAAGTTACAGTTTGATTGTCGTTAATTGCAATCCAGCCTCGTTGTACAGCCATATCTAATAATACCAAATTTTCAGCTATTTGACTAGTAAACGAGGCTGTTATGGTGATTGCATCTGCTGGGTTTAAGTTTTCTGATATAGTGCTAACAAAAGAAGTTGTTACGGTTTGGATGTTTGCTGTTGTAAATGCTTCTGTTATTGCTGAGTTAAAGATTTTGACTACTACGCTAGAATCTGCCGCCGTGATTGCTTCAGTTAAGCTTGCTACAAATGCGGTTAATGCAGATTCTAAATCTGCTAAGTTGGTATTCTCTGTTATGTTTACTGCAAAACTAGCTAAAACTGTTTGTGAATCAGCAAGGTTTATATTCTCTAAAGCAACTACCGCAAACGTAATGGTGTATGTACTTGAGTCAGCAAACGTGATATTTTCTGCAATTGCTGTATTAAACGTAAGAACAACGGAAGGTGAATCGGCTAATGATATAGCCTCTGCAATAGCCACACCAAACAAAGACCCCGCAGAAGTAACATCATTTAAAGTAATGGCTTCACTAAGTGCTGAAGCAAATGCGGCATTAACTGCTTCGGAATCGGCTAAATTTGTATTTTCAGTTATAGCTACAAGAAAAGCGTTTGTTACGGTAGAAGCATCGGCTATAGTTAAAGCTTCGGTAATAGCCGTTGCAAAAGTAAGAGTTAAAGATTGTACATCCGTTACCGCTGAAATAGCTTCTACTATAGATACAGAAAACGTAACAATAATAGCTTCTACATCTAAATCAGACAAAATAGGTTCTGAAATAGACGCAGTTGTAAAGGCATACCCCTGATTCATAAATGGGGCAGAACCAAGGGATTGTCTACCAAACATAGTAAGCCTTAAAGGGGGCAAAGCCCCCATACTACATTAAGCAGGAATTTCAGCCCAAATTAATGAATAGTCAATAGATGCAACAGCAAGAGTACCTGAAGCACCAAACGCTAAATAAGTACCCGGAGCAACTACAATCGCACCTTTAATATCGTCAACAAACACAGAAGTATTTAAACCGGCAGTTGTTGTGGCGTTACCAATAGATACTGATGGTGCAGTTAAAGTAGATGCTAAAGCCGCAGTATTAGCTACGTTCAACATTGCATATGCTACAGAGCCTGTGTTAGCCTGTGAGTACATGTTACGGCATTGAGTCTGTGTACCTGTTACTGCCACACCACCTTGGTTAACTTGGTAGAAAGAAAAGTCTAAAGTAGCCGCAGTTGTACCAGTTGTACGAACACCAACACGAGCTTGCAATAAAACGATATCGTTACCAGATGTTGCAGGGTTATAAATACCGATGATTGGTGTACCTGCCGCACCGCCAGTAAAAGCAGTAGCAGTAGTTTGTGTTGTTGCAATAGAAAAAATCCTACCTGCTTTCATTAAAGAATAATACACAGGTGCTAATTCTGAAACAAATGCCTCACCAAAAGTTCCACCCGGATTGTTAGGTGTACCTGCGGTTTGACGTGCTGAAGGCAGTGAGCCTACTTGGTTCTGGATAATCATAAAAACTCCTAGTTAGTCATGTTAATTAAAGTTGAAGCTGGGTTGAGGTAATCCGCTAACATAATATCAGGCTCGTCAGCGGCAGAACGGAAGCCATCTCTCAGTTGTTCTTCATATACATAATGCGTAAGTACACGAAGAGTTCCTAAAATCTGTGTTAATAAATCTTCAAGCGATTGTGTTGCTGGAGTGCTTGGGGCTCCACGAACTAATGGTACACCAAATGCATCTGTTTGTAATCTTTTTGCAGCACCTGTTGCATCTGTACCGCCTACCATTACGGGGTTTACAGACGATAGTGTAGCAGTAATTGGGTTAATAGATTGTGTATATCCACCATAAGTTACGTTATAGGCACCTACCTGATAGCCTGATGGAAGCTGTCCTACAACTTGAGTATTACCGTTGGTATCCGTTTGGATACGTCTTACTATGGCGTTATAGTCAGCACCGCCTATAGATACTGGGTTTCCTGATGCGACTGTACCTACCGCTACGTTACCTGTTGTATTACTTGCTGTTATTGTTTGGTTTACATATCCAGTATAGGATGCAAATGGTGTCTGTCTTAAATAAATAATAAGCGATGTAGCAGTTGCCGATGAAAAACGCATATAACGAGCAGCGACTGGATATGCAGAAACTAAGTTTGCGGTAGCGGCGGTAGCAGAGGAAAGAGTACCTGCGGCAGCACTTAATGGAAGCCCTAAAACCGCTTGAAAGTTTACGCCGTCATTAGAGTGGGTAACTGTAACTGCCGCTGCTACTTGTTGTTGAAACACGACTGTCTGATAACCTGTTGTATCAATGGTTTGCGGTGAGTTAACACCTAAATAAAGAATTGTACTAGGTGGTGCATCAGATGGTATTGCAGCGTTGTTTGCGTCTAACTTAGGTGGGTTTAAAGTACGAGTATTAATCGCCAAGCCTGTGCCGTCAGTAACAACTTGCTCAAGAATATTAACACCAGCAAAGTCACCTGACTCATCACCCGTAATAGAAACTTTAATTGGATTATCCGTAGACTGCGCACCTTGAAGTGTTTGGTCTTGTGTAGGTAACGATGTTCCTTGACCCGGACTTACTTGTTGAGCAACACCATTATTATTAAAACCAATCAAACTACTATTTGATGGTGGCGTTGTGCCATTTGTTGCTACCGAAGTTAATGGATTAATAAGCGCCATTAGGAAGACTCCCCTGCGGATATGGTTACATCTGCACTACCACTTGAAGTTACAGAAACCGAATAATTTTGTGGGACAACAATCTTAGCTGAACTTAACACATCAAAAGCATTATTTGGTGGAATAAATACACTTGGTGCTAATTGAGTTGTTACCGTTGATGTGGCATTTGTTAAAGTAACTAAAACAGTAATAGTAGATGCTGTTTTATTGGCTACCAAACAACCTATCATTGTAGCCTGTACGCCCGCAGTTGTAGGATTATAAACAACAGTTGTGTTGGTTACATTTGCTGCTTGTGCGGATACGTAATTTAATGGCATATTAATTTATTAAAGAAAGAAATAAAGCAATTTTCGCAGCAGATGTTGCAGAATTAGACGGTCCAAATGGTATGTTAACATCATTTCCCGTGTACGTAAAGTTGGCATTACCCGCTAGAGCCCCACCATTATTATACTGCACTTGTGTATTTGAACCAGCAGCACCTGCCGTTATCGGTTGCCAAGAAGGGGCTACGCCAGTACCGTTTGATACTAAAGCATAACCTGCTGTTCCGGGATTGTTAGAAGAAAAAGCTGCGTTTTCAGCAGGGTAGTCAACATAGACTAAAACAGGGTTACTAAACGTACTTACAGCCGCACCGCCATTAGATGAAGATGTAACCGTTGTACGGGTTAGGGTTGGTCCTGTTGTTGAGTATGTAGCAATACCAACTTCCCAGTTTACACCGTCTGTAGCGCCATAATAGGTTGTGTTTGTGTTACCAACAACAGCAAAAGATTGATAGCCTGTGACCGCTCCAGTCAACGTGAAGCTTACCGTAGTATTTACGGTAGCGTTTTCCTGTACTCGGTTTGCTAGTTGTAGTGCCATATTATTGACTATTATCTATTAAAACCCATTCGGTTGTTTCACTATCATCAATTCTAATCCAACCCCACCCTATTGGCAAGGAATCAAGCGTTATTCGTTCTGATGCGGAAGATACAAAATTAGCTATTAAAGTCTTTTGGTCGTTTAAACTTAAATTTTCAACTATAGCGCCAACAAAAGCAGCTATCATTATTTGAGCATTTGCCACGCCTATGTTTTCAATAACATATTTACTAAATGTAGCCGCAACATCTTGTACACTAATTTCAGCAATAATAGCTTCTGTAATAGACGCAACAAACGCAATACTTGCGGCTTCTACTTCATCTACACTTAAATTTTCTAATATACTTGCATACTGCGTAAGTAAATAATTTGATGTATCTGTTAAGGTTAAGGTTTCAGTAATTTCTGAAATAAAAGCTGTTAATATTGTTTTAGTGTCTAGTACTGTTAAAGTTTCTGTAATTGCAGATACAAAAGCGGTTACTACAGTTTGAGCATCTAGTACTGTTAAAGCTTCCGTAATTGCAGAAACAAAAGCTGTTGTTATTGTTTTGTTGTCTGCCGATGTTAGTGTTTCTGTAATTGCAGAAACAAAAGCTGTTGTTATTGTTTTGTTGTCTGCCGATGTTAGTGTTTCTGTAATTGCAGAAACAAAAGCTGTTGTTATTGTTTTAGTATCTAGTACCGTTAAAGCTTCAACAACCGCTAAAATAAACGTAGGTAAACCTGTAGGTAAGTCTGTTGCGGTTAAGCTTTCCGTAATTGCAGAAATAAAAGATGTACCCGCATTTTGAGTATTGTCTAGCGTTAATACTTCTGTAATTGCTGAAATAAAAGCCGTTGTTATTGCTTGAGAATCTGTGGATATTAAAGTTTCTGTAATTGCTGAAATGAAAGCCGTTGTTACTAAAGATGAATCATTTGCATTTAAAACTTCTGTAATTGCTGAAACAAAAGCTGTTGTTACTAAAGATGAATCTTCTACGGTTAAAGCTTCTGTAATTAACCCAATAAATGTTGGTATACCAGAAACTGAATCATTTGCCGTTAAAGCTTCTTCAATTAAACTTGTGAGTAAAAAACCACCGGTTTGAGAGTCATTTAAAGTTAACGCTTCAATAATACTCGTAACATATGTAGACGTACCTAACGTAGCATAGGGTGCTTGGGAGAAGGTAACGTAACCGAACATTATTTAGCCTCTGGGTTAATTATTGCTGTTGACGTATCTCTATCTATTGTAAGAAAACCATAACAAACTACATTCCAATCTTCACTATATTCTTCTTTTTCACTTTCAGACGGTACATTTAATTTAAAACTCTTAACCAAATATTCTTTGTTGCCGTCAAATACACGCCAAACATGGTTAACCGTACCCCTACCTTCTTGACCACGAGATTTATTAAATCGGATACGGTATTTGTTCATATAACTTCAACTTCAGGTTTTGGGCAACACTGGCTATTTAATATTTGGTGTGCTTGAATATTGATATGCACAAATTTAACTTCACTATCAGACTGATTAGCCGTTATTGAATGGGGTAGCCAAGAAGGTGTTAAAATTAGTTGCCCAACCTGCGGTTTTATTATTGCAAACTTAGAGCCGTGCGTTATTTGAGTTACATCCGATTCATACAAATCCGTTTGTATTTTGCCCGCTCTCGGGTCGTGTAAAAGTAACTGTATTGAATTTTCTGGAATTTCTAAAAAATAAAATCCAACAATTTGATTTCCGTTTCCGTGTGTGTGGTATTCCATATACGAGTGTTTTTTATAAGTATGCAGCCACATTGCTTCATATATTGTATTGTAATTTTCCATTAAATAGCCTTGTTGTTTTAATATGTTCCAAGACGATTGTAAAATACCTTTTGCAAAATCAAATATCCGTTCATCGTGAAAAAACGACTCAGACATTAATGAATTATTTTGCGTGCGATAAATTGGGTCTTGCGCAACTTGGCTTACTAAGTCAACATTCTTTAAATCAAAAGTTGAGTAAACTGGTGTTGCGAATAACGTATGTTCATCAAAATCATTTTTGTTAGTTTTTTTCAAAATTAATTGCTCTTTAAATTTTCTAAATATAATATGTCGTAATTATTTGGTAAAGCTGAAGTATTTATAGTTGATATTTTCAATGTATTTTCAGATAGCAACCCTTGTTCAATGCACAATTGTAAGGTGGGTTTGTTCTTTAATATTCTTTTAGCGGTTTCTTCAGAAAGCCTTCCGTTAGATAAAATTTGCGCTTGCGCTTGTCTAAATAAACGTAATTTTAACTCATCAAAAAAATTAATTTCATACATTTCATCATCGGTTTTACCAAAAATACGGGTTTTTTCAGCGTGAATACTAAGGGCGTTTTCAAATTCAGTTAAAAATTTAATTTCATTTACGCAATCTTGGATATTCTCTTCCATTAGTTCTTTGTTTAAAAGATATTCTTTATATTTAAATGAATTTTTATTTGGAGTTGTCTCCATTCTTTCTTTATTTAATTTGGCTAATTCAAGAGCTACTTTTTTTTGTTTTAGTTGATTGCGAACAACCCGTAATTTTTCCCAAGGAGTTTCACCTTCAAAGTCATATATGTATTGTGCGTTATGATTTTGTCTAGACATTTATACCCCACTAGCACCAGCTAAAAGTCGTCTAGCAGTCCCCGCGTTTGTTTCACTTCCTACTAAAGCACCACAACTGTTTATGCGGGTTACAGCATTATAATAAGTGCTGCAATTATTACCGGCATAAAATATCCCGTTAGTCCCTGATGTTGTTTTTGCTCCGGCAAGCTGCCCTCTAGGACTCCCCACGACTGTTTCACTTCCTACTAAAGCACCGCAACTGTTTATGCGAGTTACAATTCTAAAAGTTCCAACAAAATACCCACCATAAAATAGTCCGTTAGACCCTACTGTTGCTCCAGCTAAACCAATTCTAATAGTCCCCACGTTTGTTTGACTCCCTACTAAAGCACCGCAAGCGTTTATGCGAGTTACAAGGTTGGTATATCCCGGTGCATTTGCATAAAATAGTCCGTTAGACCCTACTGTTGCTCCAGCTGACTGGTTACCCCTGCTAGTCCCCACGTTTGTTTGACTCCCTACTAAAGCACCGCAAGCGTTTATGCGAGTTACAGTATTAATACAGCAAGAACAACCATTAATTCCGCCATAAAATAGTCCGTTAGACCCAACTGTAGCTGCGCTAGTAAGAGGTCTAGCAGTCCCCGCGTTTGTTTCACTTCCTACTAAAGCACCACAACTGTTTATGCGAGTTACAAGGTTATAAAATGTACTAGAAGCTGTATTAGTACCGCCAAAAAATAGTCCATTGGACCCGACTTTTGCTCCGGCAAGATTCCATCTAGTAGTCCCTACGTTTGTTTCACTCCCTACTAAAGCACCACAACTGTCTATGCGGGTTACAAGGTTAGTAGTGCCAGTGGTACCACCACCGTAAAATAGTGCGTTTCCAACACTTACAACAGCTCCTTTAATAGCAAACAGCATTTGCATAATACTCATTATGTTACTCCCGCACCTGATATAACCGCATTAGTTGAGGTAATGTACAAAATAGTAGCAATACCATACAAACCTAGTGTCCTATTTCCCGTAGTAGATGCTGTTTGTCCAGCCCATTGAAGTGTTAATGAAGCGCCTTGTGTAATTGTCTGGCTTGAGGCTGAATTATTGTAAATTGTTACTATATTGCCAGCACTTAACACAGAAGCTGGTACAGTTACGCCGCCAGTTGTTATAGATATTGCTTTACCTGCATCCCCTGCTACTAGAGTGTATCCCGTTGTTTGAGAATTAAGTGTAGAGCCTGTTGCATTAATAGTTATAGAACCAGACGCATTTGTTATAGACGTTCCTGTACCGGCAGTTAATGTAGCGGCAGTATAATTTGTACCATTACCAATAGGTATTTGTCCATTTGTAGGGGTAGTTGTAATACCTGTACCGCCATAAGCCACACCAATTGTAGAACCGTTCCAAGTACCAGACGCAATTGTACCTAGTGTTGAAGCATTACCACTTGCATCTAAATTAACTGATTTACCAGATGGGTACGTAACAAATACGTTAACCGTGCCTGAGAATGTAACTGCGGCATTTGAGTTTGATGAGGTAAGGATTGTTGTGCGGGTTAGAGTAGGTCCGGTTGTTGAGTATGTGCCAAGACCCACTTCCCAGTTTCCAGAAGCATCAAACGCACTATAGTACGTTGTATTTGTATTGCCAACCACGGCAAAAGACTGAAACCCAGTCACAGAACCGCTCAGGGTAAAGCTAACGGTTGTGTTAGCCGTACCCGTTTGTTGGACTCTATCTGCTAAGACAAGAGCCATTTTAAGCTCCTAATTAACTAGTTGCTGTTGTGCTGTATGTAACCGCTAAAGAGTCGCCGTTTGCAACTGTTTTATAGCCACCAGTAAACGCACCAGCAGAATATAAAACACCTGTAGTTGTATCCTTAGTAGCAGATGCAGATGCACCGCCGTTAATAAAACAACCACCAACGCTACCAGAAGAAGTCATTGCAAATGTTACAGCAGAACCTGTCTTAGTTGTTATGTTAGACGGTGAAGTTCCAGAGGATGTCGCAGCTGTCCAAGTAATTGATTGTCTGTTACCTGTGTATGTAGGGGCATTAGCTAAACCAACTTCAACCCAGCCAGTATGTGAAGCCATTGTATCAGCAGCAAGGAATGTTCCAATTAAGTTAGCTGTACCTGTACCAGAACCTACGCCAGTAGCAACGAATACTACACCAACAGTGTTTGAAGCCGCACCGATTGCAGTAAATGATGTTGTACCTACGGAGGCAATTTGATATGTTGCACCGACTACAAAAGAACCAGCAGTTACTAATGTACCTGTGTAACCTACAAGACCTAAATAGTTAACACCAGAAGCTGTACCACCGCCTGTACCAGTAGCGCCAAAGTAAAAGTCAAATAAAGACTGTTTACCAATAGCAGTAACCACGTTAGGGGCGGTATCTTCCCATTTAATATTGCCTTCAGAATCGCGACAAACAACGTGATATACACCTTGCATACCTAAAGTCTCGCTAGAACCAGCTCCACGAGTAATAGAGGCAACTGAAGTGTCGCCAAACTTTGATAATTCTTGTTTCATAATTGCTCCTAGTTAAGAATGATAACAGCCGTGGTAGATGTAGCTGTTGGAAAAGTTACAGTAAAATTACCTGACGCTATTTTGTCAGACCCAAAATCTAATACACATACAGCCGCATTTGTTGTCCCATTATAAATCAAAGCACCCCTACAGGTAAAGGATGCAGAAGTCCAAGTAACATTATTAAACGAAATATATGCCGAGTTATTACTTGTGTCACTTGCCGGTGGGATATTGGTTAGGGTTTGTCCTCCAGCGGTGTATCCCGTTCCAGAAATCTCATTGGAAGTACTATAAGCAGTAGTTGTATTGTCCAGATTAGCCAGAGATGTATAAAGTGCAATTTTATAGGTTCCACTAGTAAAGTTCTCCAATCCGTTCAACAGATTCTGCTTAAATATGGTGCATTGACCTTGGGTAAAACTCATAACTGTACAACCCCACCTTTAGGTGCTGCATTTAGTTTAAGTTGTCCATCTCGGTAAGCATCTCCACGTTCAAGAGCATCACACAGTCTACGTAATTCATTCATTGCTTCAGTGTATTTAGCAGTGTAAAAAGTAATGATATCCTGTTCCGCCTTCATAAAAATAGCGGCTTCTAACAAGCAACCATAGAGTAAAACAGGGTCATAGTTATCACCAAGCCAAGACTCGCCGGCAGTAACAATAGATGCTGGATAATAAAAATAATGCATTTCAACCTGATAATTAGCATCAGGTGTAGGTCCTAGGATATAAGACAATGCATTTGCATTATTGTATTGTGTTCCAAATAAAGCATAATACTTAGGTGTTCCACTAGCGGTTGGGTAAGGATAAGCTTCACGAATAAAGTTAACGTCTTTATTTAAAAGATACGTATAAGGCACTGTAAGGTCATTAGTATAAACAGCAACAGAATAAGCTGATAACCAGTCAGAAGGTAGCGATAAATAAGGATTTCCAGAAGTTACAGTACCCGTCACATTTCGTCTTAATGCTGGGATATTAACCGCATTATATATACGTGTTTCTGCTTGGGTAATAAATGTATTAACTTGGGTATTGCTTGCTGTTGTTACGGTCGTAGAACCATCAGTCCCAGTAAATGTAGTACTTGGGAATTCATTTTCTGTATACGTTTTTATCGTATTGAAAAGCTCTGTATAGTTCATTTTTTACCTTAATACATAGGTCCGCGAGCTAGTTTACCTTTAGTCTGTTTACTTCTACCACGTACTTCAATACCATCTGTTTTAATGTCTTCAGCATGCGGATCACCGGCGCTTACACGAGGAACACCTGTTCTTAAAGTCATTTTGTTAGCAGGAAGATTGTTTGGGTCTTCTTTAACACCTAAAACAGATTTTAAATCCACAGAACCACCACTCATTGTGTGTGGTTTAGCATAAGATTCTGCAGGTAAATTATTAATTTTAGCCATGATTAAGCCTTCTTTCCATTAGCTTTGTATTTAGCTTTATTACGACCCATGCTTAACATATCGGAATTAGTTTTTCCGCCTTTAGCCAATTTAGTTAAATTAGTGCCTTTACCGCCTTTATGTTCTTGTGCATCATGCATTTTAAAAGCTTTCTTAACGATTGCTTTATCTTGCTTAATGTCGTCTTTCATACTTTCCATCTTTGCCATTTTTAGCTCCTTAACTGATTGTTACACTATTAGTTACACCCCTTGATTGTAACGCATTTGGTGTCTCATTGAAATCATATTTCATACCTACTGGCGCCCACCCCCACTGAATCTGCCTACTGCCCCCTGTGGGAAAACCATCTGCTCCTATACCTGCATTGTAATAAGTTGTATCTGGTCTTGGTTCTCTTACAGCCTGTGGATCTTCCACAGGATACATACCTAACTGCAACTGCGGATGATCAGGATCCCAACACTGCGGGCACACTTTTAAATCATACTTCTTGGTCTTGATTATTTCTTTTTTTAAATCAGTAAGTTTATACCTAAAACCACATCTATCGCACTGTGCAATTGAATACTTAGCTGACGAAAACTGATTAGGCACACGCTATCTCCTAAGAAATAAACATACGACGTGGAACAAACCGAACTGCCGACTTGTCTCGATCTTCAGTAGCAGCCAATTCCCAAGCTTCATCATACTGTTCTTTTAAAACCCCAATTCTGTCAGGTGCAATTTTAACAGCTAAATAGTATGCTAAACCAGCCGCCAAACAAGGTAGCATTCTAAATGGTATATCAAATGTATTAACGCCGTTACCAGCATCTTGTATACGACGTAATCTCCAATAAACAAACGTATATGTCTGTGAGCTATCAGGGGTGGGCCAGACAGTTATTTGAGGAGCATCTACTCCGGTTGTTGCATTTGCGTATCCCGGCGCTCCTGTAAGCGGATATTTAGCGCCTGACTGACGGTTTACCCACACTTGTATAGGTCTAGCTTGTTGTAGTTTATTAGGTATTGTGGCGTACGTAGAAACAGAAATACGTGTGATTGTTAAGTCTGCTTGGTTATTTGTCTGACCGTTGTTTGTGCGAATAACATGCTCAATTAAATCTACTGTATCTATAGGCAAATCATATGTGTTAACACCTTGTACTAATGTAATCTGACCTTGTTCAACAGTCCAAAGATTAATACCCCTATTAGCCCAGTCAGCAAACAGCAAATTCATAGATCTACGGGCAGTTCTTAAATCGTAGCCCGAGCGCATCTCACTGCCGGCTCTTTCAAAAGCTTCTTCTACAATCTCGGTAAGATCTAGGTTAAACCCGCTGGTGCCTGAAGTAGTCATATTAAGCAATAAGCATTATTCGTAAAATAAAAAGATCAATCACAAAATAATCTCTATCATCTTCTGAATCTTCTTTTGTAACAATCTCAAAACCAAACATAACGCCTTTAATAAAATTAAAACTTATTTCAAAAACTGGATCAAGATTATTCATGCTGTTTACCTTTTTTTAGCCGTTTTTGCTGAATTGATGAAATCCTTACTGGAGGGGGCTCCTTTAGAGCCCGGGTTGCGCATTTTTTCTCCAGACCCAGCAGCAATGCGAGCTTGCTTTTTATGGATGTTTTCGTATAAACCAACCTTACCGCCTTTTTTAATACTAGGTACTACTACCCCATTAGCAGGTGCATTTAAAGCGCCTGTAGGTCTTTTAGAAGGGCGAACAGCACCCATCCCGCGAGACGGTCTCATTTTGTATGTTTTCCGTGTGTTGGCACACAAACATCTCCACCTTTAGCCATACCGCCACCACACATAGTTTTAACATGCTCGTGATGTAACTTATGCCCTGCTGCGTGCTTGCTATACATGCCGCTGTGATGTTTAAAAGAACCTTCTTCAAATTGCTTAACATTGTCTACATTGTGCTTAACCATGATTATTTTCCTTTACGTGCGCAGCCATAACCGCGAGTAGCTAAACCGCCAGCAGCCATCTTTTTCATTTTCATGCTTTGAATGCCCGCCATAGGACCTGAGTCACCAAGGTTTGTACCTTTAGTGTTACCCCGTTTTTCAACTTTACTTTCGCCAAACTTAGCTAATTTATTTGAGCCAGCTTCAACGTCTTTTTTCATTGTTGAAGGACCCATTTTTTCAGCTATTTTGGTCATACCACCTTTAGCCATTTTTTCTACCATTTTAATTTTCTTCATTTCGCCACCCTTTTTAAAAGTTTTGCCTTTGTCGGCATCGTTAAAATCTTTACCCACAGATTGTGGGATACCTACCTTCTTTGCAAAACCCGGATTATGGGCTATTGCAGCCATAAAATTGTGTTGTTTTTTACTTGAACTTGGCACGAGTCTTACCTCTTTCGGCTAATCCATCATATGGGCACTTTCCTACTTTACCACCTTTTTTATACTCTGATTTTATACCATTTTCGCCCCTACCAACACCTTTTTGGCGGTCATCTTCAGCGTATTCTGCGGGTGAAGTAGCTTTTGATTTTTTACCCATATTTAAGGAACGCATTGACCCGCCTCTTCCCGGCTCTTCGCCAACCGGGGAACGAACCGCCTCAGTTTCATTATAGGCGGGTGAAAAACCAGCAAGTATAGTCCTAGGTTCAACAGGTTTATTTTTATCAGCCATACTATTTCCACACTTTCTGCAATATAAATACAATACCACCGCCTAATAACACTGACAATATGTTAAACACATAATGAATGGTTTTTTTAGAGGCTTGGTCTTCGGCTAACATCTTGCGAATATCCGCTAATGCCTCTTTTACCTCTTCCATGTCGCTGACTAGTTTATCCATGTCGTCTTGTAGATGCTTAATCTCTGCTGCATGAGTAGCTAACTCTCTTGCGTTTACAATTACTGGGTCGTTAATCTGTAGTTCCATTAACACTTCCACCGTTTTAAACTTGCTGCCTTACGTGTTGGTTTGCCATTTTCGTCTTTCATTGGTCCGGGCATACCGCTCATTCTTGCACAAAACGACTTCTTACGTGGTCCACCTTCAGGCTGTGGTGCCTTTAGATTTGACCCTGTTTCCCTGTTATACTTCGCACGACCCTTAGCAGTAAGTCCAGCCCCTTTAGAAACCGGGAGTTTTTCGCCTCTTCCAACTGCAAGTGAGGGTCCTTTCTTCTTAGTAGCCACATTAA